AGTTCTTCCTTTCTCTCGCGTATCTATTGATCCCTCTTTTGTTAATGTAAGTGAGGATGGTACTGTTCCTACAACAATTACTTTTGAGTCTCCAGTATATCTAAACGCTAATAAGGAATACGCACTGGTATTACTTTCACATTCTACAGAGTACAGAGTATTCATCAGTAGACTTGGTGAAGCAGATATTACAACTTTGGGTCAAGAGGCGGGACAAGTTCTTGTTACAGAACAACCATTACTCGGGTCTCTGTTTAAATCACAAAATGCATCTGTTTGGACACCAAGTCAATATGAGGATCTTAAGTTCACAATGTACATTGCGAACTTTAAGAATCAGGGCTCAGTCTCTTTCTTCAATCCAAATCTTCCATCATCTCTCGAAAGAATTGATCCTAACGGTATAGAGGTCAAGCCAAGACTTATTAGAGTTGGACTTGGAACAACTGTTGTTGATAGTGATCTTACACTTGGTAACACTGTGTTCCAAAGTAACATAGGAGCGGAAGGTACACTGGTAGCATTAGCAGGATCAGTTACCTCTGATCTCACTATTACCAATGCCGGTGTGGGTTACACTCCTTCTTCGGGTGGATTTACCTTTACAGGTGTAGCACTCACTGCCATTACTGGAAGAGGTATTAATGCAACAGCCGATATCACCATTCAAGGTGGTGTTGCAGTTGGTGCCACAATAAGGGCTGGTGGTACTGGATATGTTGTAGGTGATGTATTGACACCTGTACAGGTTGGTAATGTCAATCTTGGATCAGGTATTCAACTCTCTGTTCAAACTATCCTGGGTAACAATACTCTTGTTCTTGATAATGTACAAGGTAACTTCTCCACAAGTTCTGCTTATCCTCTGAAGTTTATTAATAGCTCAGGTATAACGACAGATCTTAACTCAACCATTGGTGGAAATGTAGTTCCATCAGTTATTACAGTAAATGAAACTGGTGAATATCTCAAGGTATTCCAAAGAAATCATGGTCTTTATTCAAATGTGAATAGAGTTGTACTATCTGATATCAGACCAGATCAAACTCCTAACACACTTTCGCAACAATATGCATTCGATACCACCTCATTCATCACACTGGAAACCCCGGCTACTAACTTTACGACATTCGAAAATTTGGGCGTTGGCGGTACTAACCCTGGTTACGTCAAGGTTGGTGATGAAATCATTAGTTACACAGGCGTCAACGGAAGAACCTTAACAGGTATTACAAGAGGTGTTGATAACACCACCATATCGACACATGAAATTGGTGAACTCATCTATAAGTATGAACTTGACGGTGTTTCTCTCAGAAGAATTAATAGACAACATCAACTTGCAAATGTAACACAATCTGACCTTGAAGAAAGTGCAATCGGACTTGATTACTATTATGTCAAGGTCTTGATGAATGCAAATGGTACTAATAGAGCTCCTTCCAATGCTTCTGGATTCCCACCACTCTATTTCAATGAAAGAACTGTTGCTGGTGGTCCTGATGTAAAGGGTACTTACAACTTACCGTTTTCACTCATTACTCCAAAAGTTACTACAATTACACCTCTTGGTACGAATTTAATTTCACAAGTAAGAACAATTTCTTCCGCAAGTGTTAGTGGTAATCAAGAATCCTTCACGGACCAGGGTTATCAGACTGTTACACTTTTTGAGAAGAATTACATGGACGGTCAAAGAATGGTCGCTTCTTCAAACAATGAATCAATTCTTCTTGATTCTGAAGTGTTCCCTGGTAACAAGTCATTCACTATGTTGTTTAATCTTTTGACCTCTTCAAACAGAATTAGTCCTGCAATTGACTTAGATAATGCGTCTGTTGTCTTTACATCAAACAGAGTCAATAGACCCATTACTAACTATGCATCTGATTTCAGAGTGAATGGAATTGAAAATGATCCAAACAGATTTATTTACGTTACTAAAAATGTAACGCTTGAAAGTCCTGCAACATCATTACAAGTCATTCTTGATGGATACGTTTCAAATAATAATGATATAAGAGTATTCTACTCCTTAAATCAAGATGTTCCAGTTGATGAAGCAATCTTCATTCCTTTCCCTGGATACTCTAATCTGGGTACAAATGGTTCAATTCTAAATATTGCAAATAATAATGGTACTCCAGATCAAAAAGTACCAAAAGTTGATCTGTATGATCCAGAACCAACTGTCAATGTATATAAGGAGTACCAATTCACTATCGATGATTTGGTTCCATTTAAATCATTTAGAATTAAGATCATTGGTACATCCACTGACCAATCAAATGCACCATTAATAAGAAACTTGAGAGGTATTGCATTAGCATAATATGGACAATATGATTCCCGTAGAAGGAATGGATGGCTTTTACAGAGACATCCATTCTGGAGCAATTATCAATAAAAATACGAATGATTATAGATCATACGTGAAAAAAAGAGAAAAAATGAAGCAGCAGCAAGAAAATTTTTCTGCTCTAAAAGATGAAGTTGATAGTCTCAAAAGTGATATGAATGATATTAAATCAATGCTTGTTTCAATCACAGATATATTAAATAAATAGATTTATAGATAGGATCTTATTATAAATGGCTCAGCCAAGTACTAGACAAGAACTAATTGATTATTGTTTAAGACAATTGGGTGCTCCAGTATTGGAGATTAACGTAGCCGATGAACAAATCGAAGATCTTGTCGATGATGCAATTCAGTTCTTTCAAGAGAGACACTTTGATGGTGTCACCAGGGTTTATTTGAAGTATGAAATCACTGAGGAAGATATTAAAAGAGGTGGAGCAAGACCACCTGGTGCATCTCAGAATGAAAATGGAACAACTGGCATCACTTCAATAACAGCATCTGCTAATGTTGGTGGTACTGAAACCACATTCACCTATTATCAGAACAGTAATTACATTCAGATTCCTCCATCAATCATTGGTGTCAATAAGATCTTTCAATATCCTGATGGAATGGGCACTGGTATATTCAATGTAAGATACCAGTATATGTTGAATGATTTTATCGGATTGAATGGTTGGGGTGCTGGTGGTTTTGATTTATTGTCATACTCAATGACAATGGAATACCTTGAGACAATTAACTTTATTGTAAACACACATAAACAGATTCGTTTTAATCAAAGAACTGATCGATTGTATATTGATGTTGACTATAGTGATCTAACTGCTGGTGAGTTTTTAATTATTGATTGTTGGGCAATGAATGATCCCAATGATTATGCAAGAGTCTACAATGATTCATTTATTAAACCATATCTAACAGCACTGATCAAGAGACAGTGGGGTCAAAACTTAATTAAGTTCCAGGGTGTTAAACTTCCTGGTGGTATTGAGTTCAATGGTAGACAACTATACGATGATGCACAAGCAGAATTAGACAGGATTCAGGAAAGAATGATGAGTACATATGAGTTACCACCTCTTGACATGATTGGGTGATGACATATGTTAAATCCCTTTTTTCTTAACGGTACAAGATCTGAACAAAACCTAATCCAGAGTCTTGTCAACGAACAGTTACAGATGTATGGTGTGGAGGTGTATTATCTTCCAAGAACATATGCCACGACTAACACAGTTATTCGTGAAGTTGTTGAGTCTGAATTCAAGAATGCATATCCTTTAGAAGCATATATCGATAACTACGAAGGATATACTGGACAGGGTACCATCCTATCAAAATTTGGTATTGAAAATAGAGATGATCTTCAACTGATAATTTCTAAAGAAAGATTTGAAAATTATATCGCTCCATTGACAGAGGGTCTTTCCAATTTGGAATTGACTTCTAGACCTAAAGAAGGTGACTTAATTTACTTCCCTCTTGGTGATAGACTATTTGAAATTAAGTTTGTAGAACACGAACAACCTTTCTACCAACTCAAGAAAACATATGTTTATGAGTTAAGATGTGAACTCTTTAGGTACGAAGATGAACTTATTGACACTGGTGTTGATGATATTGATGATGAGATTGCACAAATTGGTTATATTCAGACACTGAATCTTATTGGAGCAGGTACTTCTGCTACGGCAACTGCCCAATGGTGCCCATCAGGAGCAGTTAATCGGATTTTCCTTTCCAATATGGGAAGAGGTTATACTGCCAATCCTTTGGTTGGTTTCTCATCTGCACCTTCTGGAGGAACCACTGCAACAGGTATTGCTTCCGTATCTTATGAATACCCTGCATGTGATGGAAAGTCAGGAAGGGTTCCTGCAATATACCTAACAAATGCTGGTTGTGGTTACACAGTTGCACCTTGGATTAATGTTACTGGTGGTGGAGGTGCTGGTTTTGCAGCAACAGTAGGAATCTCTACCAATGGCTCTATTCAAAGTATAACAGTCACTGATGGAGGTTCAGGATATGTAACTGCACCAACTGTTTCTATTGGTAGAACTGCAGGAACTTATCCACTGTTTAGTTCTAATAGATACTCATTTGACTCAAATGAAAATACATTTGATTCCGAATATCCATCACCAAGTAGGTATGCTGTGGGTGTAGCTACTATCAGTGCTTCTGGTATTGTTACTGCAATCTACATACTCGACGGTGGAGAGGGATATGACACCACACCAATAGTCACTATCTCACCACCTGTCTCTGCCGATTCAAGTGTATCAATAGGAGGAACATTTACTTATAATGAAGTTGTGACAGGTTCTAGATCTGGTACTACTGCAAGAGTAAAAGAATGGAATGGTGTTACGGATGTTATGGAAGTTGGTATCATCGATGGTAGTTTTATTCCTGGAGAGTATCTAACTGGGTCTGAGTCGGGTGCAAAATATGTTGTTGGTAGTGTAAATACTGATGATTTAGTCACACCTTATGCTGATAATGACATCATTGAGTTAGAAGCTGACTCAATAATTGATTTTAGTCAAACAAATCCTTTTGGTATGCCATAAATAATGGTATAGTGTTTTAAAATAATGTTTGAGTATTTTTATAACGAGATCTTTAGATCCGTAATTATTGG